GAAGCAGCTGCTACCGTCGATGCATATAATGCTGCTAGGGATCTGATGATCCAAGCAATGAAGAATCAGTTGACGATCACTGATTCTACTATCACAATTGACCCCAACGCATGTGCTAACGTAGAGTCTGCAATCACGACTCTTACACAGATCGTTACTGATGCATTTAATGCTGCTGACGCATCGGGAATTCCCGTAGAAACAACTGGTTCTGATCTTACAAATGAAGCAAAATGCAAACGTGACCTGGGTTTATTTGTTGACTATCTTGGGCTCGATCTCATTAGTGGTGGTAACGAGTACGTTCGCCGTCATGCTGGCACATATTTTGTTAACGGATCCCCAATTTCTAACGGACTCGTAGGAGAAGAGGCACAAAGTATCACTGCTTTCAATAAAGCGCGTGATCTGATGATTTCTGCTGTCCAGAATATTCTTCTGGTTCAGGATTCTACGATTACAGTTGACGGTGGTGGTTGTGCTAACGTACAGTCTGCTATCACAACTCTAACTGCAATTTTGACGACTGTCATCAATGATGGCAATCTATCTCAACTACCTGCAGAAACTCTAGGATCCTTTGCTAGTGCAAATGAAATCGAGTGTAAGCGTGACCTTGGTGAGTACATCGATGCTCTCTCCCTTGACGTTGCACTTGCTGGTGGTAACAGATATACCCGTAAGTATCTGAAGACATACTTCAATGAGGCAGGTACACAGTTTATTACTGGATCTCTAGAAAGTGAGCAGTCGGAGTCTATTGCTGCCTTCAATAAGGCAAGAGACCTGATGATCTCGGCATTCAGAAATGAACTATTCACCAAAGATTCTACAATTACTGCTGATCCTAACGGTACTCCTCTATGTGCTGATGTTGCTAGCATGCTGGGCAACCTTGCAGCTATTGTCGAGACTGTTCTAACTGACGGCAATCTCTCTCAACTTCCTGCTGAAACTGTTACTGATCACGAAACTGCTGGTGAGCAGAAGTGTAAGCGTGACATCGGATTCATTGTTGATGGTGTACTTGCTGACATCAGAAATGGTGGTAACAGCAACATCATCTCTGTTGCAAAGACTTACTTTGATAGAGATGGAAATCCAATTGCTGATGGTATTGTAGGCGAAGAGGCAGAGAGCATCACCGCTTACAACAAAGCGCGTGACATGATGAAACTGGCAGTCACGAACTCCTTATATGATAAGGATCTGACTATCTCCCCTGGTCCTGCTATTGCAGGCGCTAACACCCCTGACATCGAGTATGACGAGTCTGGTAACCCTGGTGCATGTATTGACGTTCAGACGAGCATCCAGACCCTTGTAGCGATCCTGACGGACGTTATCAATGCTGGTAGTCTTTCTGTTCTTGCATCGGTTCAGGTTACTGGTGTTGTTCCTGTATTTGATTACAACAGAGCACTTCAGGAGTGGCAGGATGACAGCATCCTTGACCTAGGCAACCCCGACAACGTACTTTACAAGTTCAACTCTACCGAGGGCGGTTGTATCGTTCCCAGAGGTTGTTCTCTGATCGGTTATGACCTCCGTCGCACCATTGTCAGACCTCTGTATGTTCCCGATCCTGTAGATGGCGATCAAGAGAGAACTGGTATCTTCAAACTGACTGGTGGTTGTTACCTGTGGCAGTTCACTATCAAGGATGGTGACCTCTCCGAGAACTCCCCACTATATGATCAAGCAGACAAGGTAGGTAAGGTTTACTACAAGAAGAACTCTACGGATCTGAAGATTCCCGAGTATTCTCACCATAAGATCTGCATCATGACCTATGCAGGTAATGAAGAACTAGATCGTTTCTATGAGAAAGTTGGTAGAGCATTTGCACAGTTCCAACCTACCATTGATGATGGTGAACTAGAAGCACTGGTACAAGAGACCAGAATTGTTGGTCCTCTATCTGATACCAGAACGGTTGAAAGTATTGAAGTTGTTGACATTCCTGGCACTTCTACTGCTAGATTTACTGTCACTACCAAGATTGAACACGGTTACTTCAAAGGTCAGTACATCGCTGTTATCAACAGTGGACTATCTGATGAAGTCAACGGAACATTCAAGGTTGATACCATTGATGATAACAATCCAAAGGTATTCACCTACATCATTCCTATCACCGCTGCTGGTCTAGGACTGGTTTCTGGTATCACTTACACCACTGCTAATGGTCTTGGCACCAATGCAGTCATTCAGGCAGAGATTGACTCCGTTGAGTCTGCATCTCCTTATGTCTTTAACTGCTCCATTCGTTCCACCTGGGGTCAGTGTGGTATGTGGGCAGATGGATCCAAGGCAACTGGATTCAAATCGATGGTTGTTGCACAGTACACGGGTGTTTCGCTACAGAAAGACGACCGTGCATTCATCCGCTACGACAGATTTACTAACACTTGGAACCAAGCATCACTAACTGATGCATTTGCAACTGTTCCTTACCACGCCAAGGGTGATGCATATTGGAAGGATGAGTGGAGAAACTTCCACATTCGTGCTTCTGATGACTCCTTCATCCAGTGCGTCTCGGTCTTCGCTGTTGGTTTCCACGATCACTTCCTGATGGAAAGTGGTGGTGACATGTCTATCACCAACTCGAACTCTAACTTCGGTAACACCTCACTTCACTCTGTTGGATTCAAAGGATTTGCATTCAACCAGGACAAGGGTGGTTACATTGATGCTATCATTCCTCCCAAGGTTGTTAACACTGCTGCAGAAGGAACTTCTACTCTACAGTATTACACCCTTGATATTGAAGCATCTAATGATCAAGCAAACCACAACAAACTATATCTCGCAGGTGATACCAATCAAGATCCATCTTCTAGACCTGCTGCATCCATCGGTGGTTACAGACTAGGTGCCAAGCAAGATGACAGACTCTATGTTAAACTACCTGGCAGTGGCGCAGGTGGTAAGAACACTTATCATGCAACTCTAGAACCATCTGGTGTCAAGACTTATAAGTCATCGCTGTCTAGTCTTACACCTCCTAGTCTCAACATCAACTTTGACCTAGATGGTGATGGTAACGATGACTTTAACATGGCATATGATGCTGCTAATCTCATCGAGAAGAACAGATCATATCTAGCAGAAGAAACTTATGGATACATCACTACGCTGTATCCTGCTCTGCTGACCAATTCTTCCCTGACTATCACCAAGTGTGAAAGAGACATGGGATTCATTATTGATGCTGTTGTTAAAGACCTTCGTGTCGGCGGTAACATCAATACAATCTATGCTGCAGAATCTTACATCTCTGGCGGTAACGTATCGTATGTCGATGGAGAATTAACTGAAACACTACTGGCATATGATCACTTGAGAAGATTGTCGTTCGGTGCTATCCGTAACTTCAATCTACTGATCAAGAATTGTACCACTGTTAATGGATCTGCAACCGTAACTGTTGGTGATACTTCTGGTCTTGTACCTGGCATGAATGTCAGTCACTACAGTCAAACCGACTTTACCAATGGTAAGTTGGATGAGGGTTCCACTCGCCTTGGAACTCTACTAGATTCCAACTCTCCTGTAATTATTGATCAGATTGTTAATGCTACAACGATCACTATTAAGGACGTTAATACCGACCAACCATTTAATGCTGGTGGTGATAGCACTACTGCATGGTTCTACTTTGAAAACGTCAACCGTTATTCTTCATCGCAGCGTGTAGTTGATGAAGACATCACCCAGGATACAGATTATCCAGAGTGTAATAACATCACCACTGCTATTCAGAACCTGTATGATGTTGTCAATCTAATTCTCAATGGCAACGGAAATCAGGTAACTAGAGTTGAACCAATCATTGATTCTGCTCAACTTATTGGTAGAGCGACAGTATTCACTATTGATACTGGTAATGGTCAAACTGACCCTCATGGACTACAAACTGGCACTCCTGTCAGACTAGTCCCAAGAGCACTTAATGATCAGGTTGATAAGCGTCTTGTCAGACTACCAAGAGGATTTGAAACTAACAGAACATACTATGTGATCGCTCCTGGCAGATTGACAGCTCCTGGTGTATTCAATGGCACCAGTGAGTTTGACAACACTGCAGGCACTAAATTGATGCTGGCAGCAACCAAAGAGAATGCTTCGGCAGGTATTTACATCTATTCTTCTGAAACAGAAGCAGTAGATCCTCAAGTTGAGATTCTGGTTCAGCAGTATGTTCTCGATGATCAGTATGATCTACATCGTTATGTCTGTAATGTTTCTGGAATTTACATCGAAACTGATGTTCCTCACATCTTCGATGTACCCATTCCTAACGTTCCTGCACAACAGATTTTCTTCGCAACATCTGGTGACGCAAGTTCCCAGCTACCAACTATTGCTGGTGCATCGACAGTTCCAACGAACGTATACTACTACCCAAGATTTGAGACGCCTAATAAGTTCAGTGTTCACACTAGTCAGGCAGATGCTCAAGCAGGCACAAATGCAGTAATCTTTACTTCTGGTAGTGGTAGTGACTTTGTTGTCTACGGTAACAAGAAGACATCGCCATTGAGATATGATCCAGTTTCGTTCAACAGATGGTACATTAACGTTAAGGATGAGTCTTCAGGTGGTTTAGATCCTGATGCAATCCTTACCAGATTCCATGCTGCTGACTTCCTAGATGGCACTGGTAATCTCTTCACTCCCGATACATTCTTCGAGAGAATTGAGGATGAGCGTACACCTCTGGACAGAATCTATCGTCTACGTTATGTCATTCCCAAGTATCTATCGACAGTTCGCGAACCTCTCAATGGTTATGTCATTAAGACAAGAACTGATGACAGAAGAAGACTGAAACCCCAGAGATTCATTCTGGAACCATTCAGTAATGGCGCACCTACTATTGCACAGTTTGAGAACCCTGCAAGACCTGCCGAGAAACTAGGTCAATCTCTGGCGACTCTTAACGCTGCTGGTGTTGACATCAGTGGAAACTTCTACGATCCATACGAGAATCCTCTACAGATCGAGTTTGAATCCAAGATTGCAGTTACAATTCAGTCGGCAAGAGTTGGATCTAATTTCGCTGATGAAGACAGACTAGAACTGACTGTTTTCGATCATACGATCATCAACCAGCAACTGAAGAATGAGATCTTCACTATTGTTGAGATTGGATCTCCACAGGGTGCAGGTATTCAAACCAGCATCTACAATAGCGATGACGCCAACTACGTTAGTTGGACTGGTAATTGCTCTGGATCTGGATTTGTTCATGGATACTATCAAGCAGACTTGACTGCATTTATTATCCTGAAGAACATCACTGGTAAGTTAGATTTCGACGCTAGCAATCCTACCACCTTTGTACAAAACAATGGCACGTTCTTTGATCTCAACGGTCAGAAAGATGCGTGGCCAACACAAATCAGTCGCTCCGAGAGAAAGAACTATCTCTACAGAATTGAAGGTGCTAATGTCTACACTGTAGTACCTGGTGATAAAGTTACCACTCCTGGTGGTGATACCTACACAATTTCTGCGGTCGAGGATGTACCTGATATTGATGATACCTTCTACATCTTTGATGTGGAGACTATTCAAGAGCAGATTCCTCTCCAGCAGGAAGGTGTTTACTACTTGACAGCAGTTCGTGGTAACATCTCTCCATATCCTCTGGGTGCTGGTGTTGGAACTAACTTCCATTACTACAAGTTCTCTCAACCTATCTCTAATCTGTATCCTCTGGATTACAAGAACGACCCACTGTGGTTCCAGATCGATGATAGTGGAAACAGAGATCTTACGAAACTTGATCCTCCAGCATCTGTTGCTGCTGCTGACAACTATGTCCACGGTCTTGTTACTCTTAACGATTACAAGTACAGTGAGACGAAGGAAGCAGTTACAGACATGCTTGCAACCAGACCATTTGCAAACTTCCAGTTTACAAATTCAACTGCTGATGTCAATGCTAAAGTAATTGATAACAGAATTCGAGCACAAGAAGGTAACGCATCTGTAGGTTCCGAGAACAGACAGATTCCTATCTCTGGTGACTCTGTATATCCTCTACAGAGTAGATACTATACAGAACTGCGTCGTCCTTCGATTGCAAGATCTGGTAACCACACGTTTGAGTACCTTGGTTTCGGTCCTGGTAACTACTCAACTGGTTTCCCACTCCGTCAGGAAGTCGTTCTATCTGATAAGCAAGACTTCTATGCACAAGCGAAGCGTGAAGACGGCGGTATCGTCTTCTACACGGGTCTAAACTCCAACGGTGACCTCTATATCGGTAACCGTAAGATCAACGCTATTACAGGCGAAGAGACGTTCCTTGAGCAGGCAGCACTAGAAGACAGTGGAGACGATAGCGATAGCATCGGAGCACTGGTTACTACCTTCGATAACGCAGTTACCTTCAATGATAAGGTAACGATTGAAGGTGAGACCTTCCTGAACAATCCCGTTCAGATCAACGTTGACCCTCTGGATGGTGATTCACTTCGTATCCTGTCTCTAACGCAGTCTGGAGACGATCCTACGCAGGATAGAACAGCTTTCAGAAACAGATTGGATGGTGACATTGTTCTCACCAAGAACAGCATCAACGCTGCGGTCTACAGATTTAACCCACGCGGTACTGTAGAGACTCCTGGTCAATCTTATACTTGGAGAACTCATGTTGCAGGTGGATTCCCCTCCAACATCACTCCAAATAACACAGGATTACTTGCTGCTGGTGGCACTGCATGGTACACAGCACAGAATGTTACCTATGGTTCTTCTATCACACCTACTGCTGGTGATATCCTGTACAAGGGTCTGGAAGTAAACAGAAGTGGTTCTCTGGGTTGGATTTACACCAACTTCTTCACCGAGATTCCTGATGCTTCTATCTTCTCGCTAACTTCTGACAACACAACAACCATTGAAATTCAGTGGGGTGCGGGTGTTAGCAACCAGCAGTTGAATGTCAAAGTAGGAGAAACCCTACGCATCTCTAACTTCTCTAACACATTCTTCAATGGATCTTGGAAGGTTCTAGCTTCTGCATTCGATCCACTTGCATCCACTTGTAAGGTTCAACTGTTCAACCAGATTGCACAGAACGTCTACGATTGGTCGGCAGAAGGTCCTGGTGCGAAGATCGAGATCTCTCTATCCAGATGGAAGGAACTTGGTGTAATCGGTGCTGAAGCATTGAGAACTGACACTGATACATTCGGTGACTTCAGACTTGGCATCAACACGATTGGACGTTCTGCTAAAGAAGCAACCAATGTTGCTAATGTCAGTGTAGACACCGATCCTCGTGCTAACCTAGACGTTGTTGGTACTGCATTCATCAGTGGTAAGACTCTGGTCACATATGACAATACTGGTCTGGTAGATGTAAACAACTACTTTGCTGAAGCATCTAATGCAAAGACCTACTTTACAGTAGACAATGCATTCTTGGTTGGTGGTGAAAGCGACGATCCTGATGCTATTGCAACTGTTCGTATTTCGACTTCTGATCCTGCTTCTGTCACTTCTACTTATCAGACTGGTGGTAGATTTGGTATTAACACTTCCATCGGTGGTCTTGCCGAGAGAGAACTTGATAGAAACTTCGTAGTCTATGGTGATGCTAGAATCACTGGCAATACTCTAATCGAAGATGACTTGAGCATCGACGGTGGAGATCTGAACTCTACTGCAGAAACATTCCAGTTCCTCAATACTAATGTTGACTTCTTCATTGGTCTAGGTGCTGCTGAATCTCTGTCGCTCGGTAACACCACTCAATCTGATCAGTCGATCAGTGTTGGTATGAACGTAGCAGACACTGCTTCTCATACATTGAGAATTGGTGGTAACGCTGGATCTACTACACTAGAGATTCACAAGCGTTCCAAGAGTGCTTTTGTTGACATTGCATCTGTCGAAGACGCAATTACATCTAACTGTTCTATCAACATTGGTGGTGGTGCTCCTAACCTGGCAACATCTACTTACATTGGTACATATCAAACCAAGGTTGCTGGAACACTAGAAATCGCTGCTTTCGCTGGTTCATCTACTGCTCGTATCTTCACTCTAGCAGCAGAAGCTAACCTCTTTGATGGCGCAGCAACAACTTCTGTTAACATTGGTGCTAACGCAGCATCAGTTGATATCGCTGGTCTGGGTGGTTTCACTACTGTTAGAAACTCCCTGAAGGTACAAGGTAGCACCACTTCTGATGGTACTATCACACTTTCTGGTGGTTTGAATGCAGGTATTATTAAGATCAACAGAGCAAGATTCTCTACCTCTACTGGAGATCATCAGGTTGGATCTCTGGAAGATCCTAACATCACCTTCCTCAAGTATTATGAGACTGGTAAGAAGATCGATACTGGTGGTGTTGCACCATGGGGTAGCGATACATTCCTACTAGCAGGTGGTCAGATTGCTGCTGTTGATAGCATCAGTCCAACAAACAGCTCTGACTGGGTTGCAAACGTACTGTATGATAACCTCCAAGCAACCACTACTGGCAACGGTACTGGAGCACTGTTTAACGTTGAGATCGATGGTTCTGGTGATGTAACTATCAGTCTAGTCGCTCCTGGTTCTGGATATTCTGATAACGATCCTCTAACTATCACCTCCGATCAACTTGGTGGTGCTGCTGGTGGTCAGGATCTAACCTTCAGAGTTAACCAAGTCAATGCTTCTGGTGAACTCTACTACTTACCAATCACAGCACCTGCACCTGATGACTTTAAGATCGGTGATCTTCTTCTCATCGATAGAGGACATCCACAAGCAGTTGATTCTGTTGATTCAAATGGTGCTACTGTTGCAGCAGATCAGCAATACTCGGAGATTGTCCAAGTTACTGCTCTGATCAACGTCACCGACCCAACTGATACTCTTGGTTATAGACTAGGTGTTAAGAGAGGTGTTGATGGTACTGCTACTAGAGCAGATCACCCCGATGAGAGCATCATCGCTAAACTTGATAAGTCTGCTAACGCATCTTACATCACTGGATTTGATCTAGACAACAATGGTGAACTAGACACAGGTAACACGAGTGCTGGTGTTTCTACTGCTGACATCAGAATTGGTGTTGCAGAATTCGGTGGAACTCTAACCACCAACGATTATCTGATTCTAGATAACATTGAAATCGTTAAAGTCGCTGAACTTATCTCCACAGATATTCAGTCACTGCGTGTTACTGATGGTGGCACTCCTGCAACCGAGGTATTCAGAGTAGATTCTACTACAGGTAATACCAAACTCAATGGAAGATTGAGTGTCGGACAGGGATTTGATAAGTTTGTTGTTGAGGGTACAAATGGTAATACAACTATTGCTGGCACTCTTACTGTTAACAATACTCTGAAGGTCAGAGGTGCTACTGTCGAGGGCGTTGAGTTCTTCAGACTAACCAACGGCGGTTCTACCAGTATCACAGAAAGAACTACTCTGGAAGTTGATACTGCAACTGGTGATCTAACAATCAACGGTGGTGACATTAAGGTCTTCGGTGAAGATGGAACTACCGAGAAACTGACGTTTGAAAATTCTACTGGTGACCTCACAGTTACTGGTACATTATCTGCAGTTGGCGATGGAACCGCAACATTCGGCGGCGACATTACTGTTACGGGAGACATTACCATCAATGGTGGTGATCTAACGGTCAACTCTAGTGGTGATGAGATCTTCGCAGTTGATGAACGAGGCGGCATGACAATCGCTAGTATTGAGAACTACATCACCAGAACTGGTGGTCGTAAGTGGGAGTATACTGCAGAACAAACTGTTCAAACAGAACCAAATGTTAACTATTTTGTCAACGCAAGTCAAAATACTGTTGTCAAACTACCACCACTAGGTGATTGTCTAATTGGCGATATGATTCGCATTATAGATATAGGTGGACTCCTTACATATAACATGAGTATGATCGTTAGAGCACCTTCTGACGTTAATGTTCAGGGTGGTACTGACAATACTGGAACTGCGCTAATGAGTGGTGTTTCTAATTCTGGAAATTTGGTTGGTGATGGATATGATGGTGGTGAACTGATTGTTCAGACTCCATATGCAGCATTTACGCTGATCTTTGCTGGATCTTCTACACCAACTGGTCAAACAGCAGTTCCTGGTGGTAAGGTCGGTTGGTATATCGCAGAGGTTTGATACATGTTTTATCAGGAAAGACATGAAGCAAAAGGTGCCGTTATCGGCACCATTATGGCGTGGACAGGGGGATTAAGTTCTATCCCCCATGGTTGGGTCATTTGTGATGGGGGAACATTACCTGCGGATGATTTCCCTCTGTTGGCTGCTACTATTGGTGACTCATATAACATGGGAACTAGTAGTAATTTCAACGGAACATTCCCATCATATACTGGACTGATTACTCTACCAGATCTAAATGGTAGAATGCTGATGGATATTGAGAATGACTATTTTCCTCTTACTGGAAGAGCGGCGGATAGTGATACTGACGCTAGATCTATTATGAGCTCTATCGTTGGTAGTAAGAAACAGAATACTCAAGGAATGGCACTTACTGGTAGTTATACTGACATCACGACAGACATTATTTTCCAAATTAGTCCAAGCGACAGAACTGGTTATCAAGGAAAAATTACTGGTAATACTATTCTTGCTGGTGAAGGAACAAAGACAGTATATGTTGCTCCTAGAAAACTAGGTAGAAAGCATATTACTAGACATAATCATCCTGGAAACGTCTCGACTATTAGGAATGACGACCCGAGATATCCTGGTGATGGTGTTGTTCCTTACTTTCCAATATCATATACATTATATGTGTCAGCGGTTGACATCGACAGTGGTGGTGATGTTGGTGATGTTGGTGATGGTGACCTTATATTCTTTGGTTGGACTGATAATAATATCCAAGGCAGACATACTGGTGATCCTACAGAAAGAAGTGAAGTTGGAACTCCTGTAAACATTCGACCAGGTATCATTGGTGGTTTGTTTGGAAATTTCCAATCTGTAAACGATGCACCAAATTATCCTGCACTACTTTCTTACAGATGGCCAGAGCAGGGAAATAATGGTGAGGAGAGTCCTGATGGAAGAAATGATGGTGTTCCTAATAAAGTTTTTGGTTTATCGTATTCAGAATCTCCTCCAATTAACCTTAAACCAAGAGAGTTGAGATATACGCCATTGACGCCAGCTTTCCTTGATACAGATAAACACGAGGATGCATACTTTATTGGCGGACCAAATGAACAAAGTATTCCATATGGTGCTGGTGGAAATGAAGTTAATGTTCCAGTGGGAATCAGGAATTACTTTAATGATACTCAACCAGAAAATGACGTTAGCGGCAGAACTTTGTTGAGTCACCCAGCATATGACTTTCTAGCAGATGCACCTGGTACGGATAAAATTTATCCTCATGATCATGGCACATTTGATATTGATTTTGATTCGACCAGATTAAAACCCCAGTCGAGTATTCTTGCTAATGTTAATTTGCCCCCTAGCACAAATCCAGACAATACGCAGAATGAAGGAGCATTATCAATTGAATTCACTACTGCACAACCCAAACTCACCTGTATATACATCATCAGAGCATACTAATGGTAAGGTCTAAATCTACTAACTATACAAGAAATAAGTCTTTGTTTGGTGGTGTTCCTGGCACTATCCAAATTCATACGACCCCTGGTATCGGTATCAACAATGATCCTAATACGGCAAAATTCAAGGATGATTTGCCTGGTGGATTCTTAAAGTGTGATGGGTCAGTACATAATGCAAAAGATTATTATTTGTTAGCACAGATTCTCGGTGTTGGTGAAGAGTGTAGATTCAAGAAAGAGAAAACTACTTTAAGAGACCCAAATCCAGAGATAGATGATCTTGGTAGTTTTCAGTTGCCCGATCTAGGATCTAAAGTTATTATTCCTAGTGGTGGTAGTGGAGATTATACTAATGTCTTCATGGAAAATAAACCCAGCACAACAAAGGTTGGTGTAGAGTGTCAGGCAGTCCTTGAAGGTCAGGAGAATAGAATCTTTGTCAATTATACTTCTGGTTCTTCTACCAACAATGGTATCGTTAGTTGGAGTGGATACAATGGATCTGTAGGTGGTGGTGGTGCTATTACAGGATTCTTAATGCGTCAAGTAACACAGGTGGATGGTTCTGGATTAACTGTAAATACATGGGCAGGTTCTGAATTTGGTGATTATGGTTATAGAAATGCTCCTGGGAACAATCCCAACTGGTGGAATAATCCCAATGAAAATATCACAGGAGACTTCAGAATCAGGAGAAACAACAGCGGTAATACAGATCGATTAACCGATGGTGTTGGTTGTGTCATGAATGTCACCATCGAACCAAACCAAAAACCAAATGGTGAATTCAATAGGTCGAAAGTTAGACTTAATGCATATGTCAATGGTCAGAGAGGATCTGGATATAAAGTAGATGACGAGTGTTCAGTTGTCGAGTGGGATGAACTGGCAGGAACAGGTAATAGAATTTTTAAAGTTACATCAGTTTCTGCACCTCTTGGAGCTGAAGGATTTCAAACAGGAACTACTGATCAGTGGTTCTATAATAATGCTGGTTCTGACTTTTGGGACGATACTGGAAGTCGGTATGATTATTGGGAAGATGATAATGATTATGTAGAAGAAAATTTCCAGATGCAAGGTGGGTCTGGCGCTGGTGCAGTATTCAAGATTCGTATGCAAGGCGATGACGGTGGTAGAACAAAGTGGAAGATTCTTGCCATCATCAACCCTGGTGAAGGATATGTTACTGGTGATAAACTATCCTGGAACTTCAATACACCATGGCGCATTGAAAATGGACACAATGGAAATATCTCACTCGAAGATGATAATGGTGATGGCGTAGTCAGAGTAGATGGCACTAGTGCCGTTTCATTGCAAGCTGGTATGGAAGTGGAAGGATCATCTTCAGACATTAGCTTCAATGGAAACTTGAGATATAACATGATCAGAGAGACTGAAGGTTACATCTTGACCATTGATGAGTTTCAGGCACACTCTCACCGTG